GTGCATTTTCCCTCTCATACGTTCAGTTCAAATTTTATAATATCCTCACCAGCGAGAAGTCGTTCAGTGGGCTTTATGTTGTTTTCATAGATGTGTACATTCGCCAGGTTCAGCGTGATAGACTTTAGCGGCAAGTCTATCTGTCGAGCCATCAGATAAAGGTGGTAAATGTCTGAAGGCAGTCCGAGGTTTGCATCGGAGCTGCGCTGATATGCCGACACAACCAATGCATCGTCCTCTATTTGAAACTGCACAAGGCTTAGGCACGGTGCCTGGTTGCTCTCTGCATCCGTTGCTCCGAGAAACAGTACATAGTTTTTGCTGTTGCGTTTCTCCTTGTTGATGCGCTCAATAAGTGGTGGCAGTTTCTCCATGTAGGTCGGGTAGCTGTTTACCAATGTCTGGCCGCAGTAGTCCCACCATGCTATGCCTGCCTCACGGTATCGTTCCACATTGCGCTCTCCTTGCATAAACAGTTTCAGCTCTTCCTTCAGCTTCTTTCTCGCTATACCGTGGCTCTCGAATATGTCGAGCAGATCAGCCGGTGTGAGCGTCAGCTGCTCGTTGAGCAAGTATTTTATCTTGCCTTTTTTGTTCTGTTGGGTCTTGCCTTCAGCAAGCACCTTCCCCAATAATAAATAGTATTTGTTCATCGTGTTTTATTTTCGATACGGCAAAGTTACCACGCTTCCTCATCAAAAAGTAACACCACGAGCAAATCACACTGCAAGCCTTTTGCAGCACGTTTTCAAAAGCCTTGCGCTTTACCCCCCCCGAGCACCTGAGCGCTACACTCTCGACCATATCGCTTGATGAGCGTGTACACCTTGCGCTCGCTCACATGATAGCGATCTGCAAGTGTCGCCACAATATATGAGACCTTTTCGCCACCACCGAGCATCACCCGATAGTCGTTGTACAAGTCTATATATTCCACATCTTCGATGCGTATCCCTGCCTGTTGTAGCCTTTTTAATGGCTCCCTGTTAAAATTCAATATCTCAAATACTTTCATTTTCAACTAAATAATGTACCTTTGTATCGCCAATCACTTTATGACAACAAAAATGCTCACAGCGCGGCAGAGGGTATATGCCCCCGGTCGTGCGCTGTGAGCGTTGTTATAAAAGTGATTGGCGTTGCTTTTTAACAGGCCGGGGGCTTTTTTACATCCTCCCCCGAAGGGATTTTTAAGCGCTGTACTTGCTCAAATCTATTGCATCTTTATTCTTCCAGCCATCTTTCAGCATCTCTTGTATATGCTTAACGGCTTTCGTATAGAAGTCTGCAAGTTCATCAAGCGTTTCAAACGTACGGTACACTGGACTTTCATCAGTGCCGAACTTAAATGTCACGGGCAGCGTTTTTCCGTCCGTCTGGACGGCCAATTAGGAAACTCTACCAAGATGCAAAGTTACTCATATTCCCGCCAACTCAAGCGATTATACTCAAAATCAGTTGCAAAGCGACAATATTTCAACGAAAACCGCAGCACCACCAGGTTCCCTCGAAATTCCTGAAATTTTTCGACTGGCTTACGCCGATGATGCCACGTTTTTCGTTTTGTCGCTTCGCTCCCGCTTTTCGCGCTTCGCGTTACGCAGCCTCGCTCAATACCTTATACACGCTGCCAAGTCCTGCGTCCTCACAATTATCACGAATTACAAAATTATAAACCCAACTTCTGTTTGATTTTATTAAGAAGACACCTATCGGCAATGGTCATAATGCAAGGAGTATCATCTAAAGCTTCGGATATATATTCACCAGCAGCACCCTCACGAACCTCATAGTATTTATCGTTGAAGTCGCATAAGTACTTGCCGACAAGAGTGTCGGCAGAACCATGCAGCCAATAGTTAAGACGATACCGCACAAACTTGGTTGCTTCGATGGGAAAGCCAAACCACACACATTGTTTGTTTGGATTGTTTTCATCGTACCCAGCCGAAATATACACGCCAAAAGAAGCACCTGGGGTATAATCACGTTCTTCAGCATTCCGATAAATATCAGCAGCAATTTTGGTGGTACCAACAGCTCCTGGAACACTAATTACATTACTCTTGCCAACATAGCCTTCCACGTCATTTGCCTGTCGTCGGGCATTGAGATCAGCAAACGTGCCCTGTAGTTGAGTCTTATCTTCCGAACTCATGAAACCATTACGCCTATTCGTAGCCAAAGGTCTACACTGCTCCAAGTCATATATACGCTTAGCCTGTTCCGTAATGCTACTACCGAAGGACTCTATCGTACCATCAATCCCATCCAAGCGCGAGGTATTTGAATGAATATTCTGCATATTACTGGCAATATCTTCGCGATTAGCAACAATTTGCCTAGCATGCGTTGGCGTAAAGTCCATCAGTGCGTTCCACCCACCTACCTCAAGCTGTGCTGTACCTGCTTTCCATGCAATATCGCGATATTGGAGCGACGTGCCAAGCCTGAGCCACTGTCTATAAGAATCCTGACCAATACGCACCTGCATTACCACCCCCGACATCACCGTACCCACATCGTACACCATAAATGGGCAGGTAGCATAATTCCTCAGCTCTTTAACTGCTGCCGACTCGCCTTCTGACGAAACTGAATACCAACCTAAATTCTTAACACCAATAAGTTCATCGAGCCGTTTCTTGTCGCCAGCCGTCATCACACCAGCCTTGGCAGTGGTAGCTTTCGTGAGCGTAAGCACTTTGTTCCCACTGTCATCAAAGCGCGTGTAGTTCACCTTTACCTCGTCCAACGTACTTAGCCCCTCAGCCAAATTATGATTATTCAATCGTGCATACACGTAAGGGTTCATTAGTCCCCATTTATCATTCGACACACGCCCCGTCAGCATAACTTGGCTATAATCTTGTGCAACGGTATCATTATTAGCTCCCCACTTCTTAAACCGCAAGAACAAATTACCGTCTGTATGCACATAAGTCCACATTTTACTGCTCAGCACACAACGCGTCTCATCTGATGCCGATGAGTACACATAGTGCTTACTTGTTCCTTCCACGCCATCTTGGGCTATAGCGCCATATCTCCCCCAGCTATTCCATTTACCATTATTATAGTATCGCACAAATATGGCGTGTTGCCCAATGCTATTGATAGAAGCTATACCACTGCCATCTGATTTCATTGTCAGCGAACCATATATAGTCTGCATAAGCACATTATCGCCCACGTTGAGGTTGGCAAACGTGACCAAGAGCGGAATGCCCCAGCATTTCACACGGTGCAGCCCCTGTGCCGTATTTGCATCAAAAACGTCAAGTTCTTGATTGAGCGCATCGATAGTTGTAACATTATCGTGCGTGATAAGCCACGTACCAAGTTCCTTCGTAGTCTTATCAACTACCACCAAATCATCTTCTTTATCATTCCACACATAGAGACACGTACCACATACATATATTTTATCCTTGCGTGGAGTTTTACGACCATCATCAAGATACATTGAAGCAGCATTTACATCATTGCCTATAATCCAATAATTATAGTACCGATCGTCTTTCTTGGCACAAAAACGCTTATTCGTTTTATCGTAATAAATGCCATCAACCGACGTTACTGACATACGCTCTACCACAACACCTTCCACAAAACCATCAAAGCGGGCTGAAGCACCATTCATTGCCTGCTTCACACGATCTTCATAGCCCGACATTGTAGCCACTGCCGCATCAGCCTTCTTTGCCGATGCATCAGCCTTCTTTGCCGATGCATCAGCCTTCTTTGCCGATGCGTCAGCCACTGCCGCCGAGGTCCTGGCCACAGCAGCCGCCTCCTCCGCAGGCTTTGACAGCAGTTTCAGCGGAGCGCCTACCACCTTCTCACCCCTCATAGCTGGCAGGCTCACCACCCCCTCCAGCGTGTCCACCGTTTCCAGTTCGTCCACACTCTGGCTCTCAGTTTTTATCTGGTTCACCACATTCTGCACCAGTTCCTTTTTTTCTTCTTCTGTCAATGCCATAGGTCATTCTGTTTTGTTGTTATTATCTATTTGTTCGTTCAATCCATCAATAAAGCCAGGCACACACAGTTGTTCTGCAACCATACGCACCAACCGCACCTCCTCATCAGTATATTCCGACTCCCCACAACTGTTGTATATCCTCAATGCAAGAGCATGCGCCTTGATTCCATTCACATTGTTGTACAACATGTCCGCAAAAGACTCGCGTACATCCATCAGCCGTACCGACTTATGATTTACCGTCATGTAAACTTTGAAATGCTTAAAATCTATCTTCATATTATGATACATTAGTTATTATTCCATTCTGCACCGTCACAGTCTTCTTACCATTGAACTCTCCCGACCACCCATTCTGCGGCAGTATTCTATCCGCCTGAATAGCCCCATTCTTCACAAGTATATTCGCAGCGTTCACAATTACGTTCCCGTCAAAATACCCAGCACACTTTACATCCAGGTCAGGAAAAGTTGGAGTAGCCCTGCAACTGCCATAAATACCGCTGCCCCCCATAGGGGCAAGTCCCGCAATCGCATTGCTGAACATATTCGCCTTTATATACACACACGATTCGCCATGCGAGGTATCATATCCAAGCCTAATCTCCGCTTGGCCGTCACCCCATTTCAGGCAACCATTCTCAATTTCAAAGCCCCCCACTTTACCACCATTATCAACGTACACCTTACCATATATTGTCGCATTCTTCGTTACAATACTGCCGTCCTCCAATATCATAAAGTTCTTATTAGCAGTCACAAGCCCCTCCAGCTGTATGTTTGATGCCTTTATCTTCACACCGTCCTGACCGGCACCGACAAAGGATTTCAAATTACCATCACCATCAATAGCATACATACCAGTCAAATTCGAGGTCGTGACAAGCCCTGTCTCCTCAAGCATATTCTCGTCCTTGTCAAACACAGCTGCCGATATTTTCACCAATCGCTCACTCTGTTCGAACAGCGTTTTGTACTTATACGTCAAAGCATCAACCTTGTCCGTGCTCAGCACAAGCATATACAGATAGATGTCGCCGTCAAACGCCAGCTTGAAGTCGCCAGTGCCGTTCCACAGTCCGCTGCAGGTGTATTGCACATAACCATCAGTCACGCCAAGCGTCTCCCTCACCTCCATACTGGCAAAGTCCGCGCACCCCTCCTTCTCAACACCTTCAAAGCCCACCTTCAGCGTGCCAGCCTTTGCGCAGCGATAAAAAAAGCTCAGATACACAGGCAAAGCCTCCTTCTTCCCGTCACTGTTTGCCGGAAAGGTCGGCACAAAGCGCAGGTTGCCATGCTTCTGCAGTATGTATTTGTTCTTGATCCGTACAACGGTGCGCCCCATGTCAGTCACCACGCTTGCCCCGTCACCCTTCTTGCTCAGTGCCCCACCGTTGGCCCACACCCATTTGTTGCCGACGAGAAAGAACACCGTCTCATCCACCGAGTCCCACTTCGCCAGCCCCGATGCAAACGTCGGGTTATTAAGGTAGCTCTTATCACTCACTATATCGTTCCTCACACCGTCAATCGCACTCTGCACCTTACCCTCGGTTATCTCAAAACGAGTTTTCACGTCTTCGCCAGTCTCCAGCACGAAAGTTCCCTTCAAAAAGGCATTGTCCGCATATAGTCCGTTTCCCTTTGGCTGGCGGTCTGCCGGAAAATTGTCGTCCTTGATGCCGTCCAGGTTACCGAACCTTGCACGCAGAGCACCCTCAAAGGTCTTGCCACTCACGCCGTCCATCACATCCACTCTCGGCTGGCCGTCCTCGGTGGCCGATATGAGCACCATATTTTGGCGGTCCGTGTTCGCCGTGTTACCCATCAGCACACACTCGTCGCCCTCCTTCGGTTCCACGCCCTCAAACTCCTCCTTCGCCACCACGATACCCGCCTCCGTCACATCGGCCACTTCCACCCAGTAGCTCCGCATATCCTTGCCCGTGAACGTCTGGCAGCGCACCAAGTCGTGCTGTACAAACATATTCTCCTGCTCGAAGGTAATAAGGTAGCTATCCCCCTGCTCCGCCACAGCCTTTATCTTCCCGTTTGCAGCACTCACACATATCAGGCCACCCACACTCCTCACCTTCTCAATGAGCAGCTCCATCACGGCCATCGTCTGCCTCACCGTCAGTTTGTCCACCGTCAGGTAGGTGCGTCCGTCCTCACCTTTCCACAACCGGTACCCTGCACCCAGCATTCCGTCAACGAACTGCCCAGCGCTCCTTATGCTGTCCGAGGTCACGGAGCCAAACGTCACACCATCAGTCTTTCTCACTGGCTGATTTAGATAGTCGTCAAACTCACGATAATCCCACTTGTCTGCATTGGCAGCATTGTCTGCTTCCTTAGCGTGGTCTGCTTCCAGGGCGTGTTTCGCTTCATCTGCGTTCACAGCATGTGCACTCTCATTAGCATAAACAGCCTCCTTCGCCACCTCTGCCAGGTCTGCCTTGGCCGCGTGCGCAGCCTCCTTCACTGCCATGCCGCCATAAGCAGTGCCACCCGTCCGCAGGGCCGACGTGCTGCCCTCGTTTTTTGGTTTCTTTATTACCTTGATGTCTATCATTGCTCAATCTCCTTTAGTGTCATTTCGGCATATCCTTCCTCAAGATTGCGACTGATACCCTGCACGAAGAAGGTTTTATCCATCATGGGGTGGCGATAGTGAGCAAACAAACTCACGATGCCACCATCTGTATCCGTCAATTTCTGCGTCATAACCACCCTTGGCGCATGCCACTCTTTGTAGTAGTAGTCCACATACAGCTGCTCAGGCTTAGCGCTCACCCCCCGCGCATAGTCATACACCGCCAACAGCCCCTCGCCAGTCAACGCGTTCAATGGGGTGCTCATCTTCACGCTGTCCGTCACGTCCAAAGCCTGGCACTCCGCAGCCGTCAGCCCCGAGTTTATCTTCATTTCGATGTCGTCCTTCACGTTCACAAAGCTCTCCTTAGTGTCGCTCATGTAAACGAGGTCGTTATCACCAGTGTTGTTCACCAGCCCGTTGTCGCTGTATATCTTCACCTCAAACTGCTCCACCATGATGCTGCTCACATGCGCCAGCAGTGGTATCGTTGTACTGTTCCATTTCGTATGCCTGAACCACGTCTTGTGCCGTCGCGTCACCACGTCCCAAAGCGCGTTCACAGGGCCAAGTATCACAAACCGCACCCTGCCGCTCACCTTATCAGTCTTTTTGATCGGTATCGCTATACCCTCCGCATCAATGCCAAGATCATAGCTCACGTTGTTTTGCAAATCAAACTTTGTGCCAACTATCTTGTCACCAATCTTCGGGTCAAACCCTATCGTAAAGCACTGCTCATAGTATTCGTCCTCGTCCTTACACTCTGCCAGCGTCTTATACTTACGCCACTCAAAGTCCGACACCTGTCCAGCAGTGCCTTTCTCCACCACACACTTATCACCTATTATCAGCATACACGCCAGCACACCCACCTTCGATATGTGGTCGCCGTGGTCCCCAATGGCACTATACTTGAACTCATACAACTGAGGCCCGGTATCCGTAAACGGCACAAAGCCACGCTCTGTCTCCGTGTCCCACCACGCGTGCGTATTCGGCTTTACTGCCTTCCACCACTGCTGCGTGTAGTATCGCATTTCACCATTGTTTCGGCCCGGCACCGTCGCGCCGCGCCATTTTTCAATTCCAGTAGCATATTGATTTCCCAAATTGCCTCTGTCATAGTTGTATATAGCCTTGTAAGTATCACTCAAAGCCATCACAGGGTTCAGCATCAGTTTTCCGCTCAACACAATGTAGTTCTTCGTGCCCTCGTCTGTAGGCGAAAACACGCCACCCGTCATGCTGCCGTTATACACAGCCATCGGCATTCCTGCCTTTAGCGAGTCAGCATTCGGATAGGTGGTTGCCTCCTTGTCGTCACAGTTGCCGTTCACACTCACCACCAGGTAGTTCGTCATTTCCACTTTCGGTATCGGGGAGTTGTCCTTTGCGTCCGTTTTCTTCTCCACCTTGCCAAGTGCCATGATGGCAGCACCTTGGTTCTTCGCCAACCAGTTCGGCAGCGCCTGTTGGTTTCGCCCCTCACTACAGTATTCCTCCATCAGGTTACCACTCCCGCTCTTTGGGAACAGCCATTGGCTGTTATTCATCACCTGCACATACCAGTCTGTCACGCAGCCACCACTATAGGAGGTGTCCAGTCCGTGAGTTATTGCGTCAAAGGCATTTAACGCTTTCGAATCACTACCGTCACAACTGTATTCCGTCATGTACTTCTGCTTGTTGCTGTAGGGACTTTTCAGAAGATCGTCGTCAAGCGGACTCTCTATCACACTCTCCATACGCTCCACCTTGGCAGTCAGCATAATTTTATTGTACACCTCGCCCACGCTTATCGTCGTATCCGTGTCTGTCACCAAACCTGTCACAATGTCCGTTGTCTGCCGGGCCGTCGTCACGCTCGCGTCAGTCAGCAAATCGTGCCAGCAGATGCGTTCGTAGCCCTTCACACTCTCCCATGAGAACAGATAAAACGTGAACCCATCCTGCACAATGTGTAGGTTCAGGTACTTCAGCATCTCCTCCAACACCTCGTCCTGCTGCCACACGTCATCCTCCTCTTCACCAAGAAAAAGCAACTCGCTCACCGTCAGCTGCCCGAATATCGCATACCGGTTATCACCCACACTATTCACAGCCTTACTCCCATCGTACAGGTAGCGCATCACATTGCCACCCACAATGTCAAGCGCAGCCGTCACACCGCCCAATATCTCTTTCAGCATCGCCAAAAATGGGCGCTGTTCAGCCTCCGCCTTTACCACATCGTACAGCACACCGAGCGAACCCACATCACGATACTTGGCATACTGCAATGCCGTCAGCGCATCGATGCAGCTCAACTCTATCTCGTCAAACTCCTCGTTGTAGCCCTGCGAATAGCTCTGCGGTTCAATAAATCCCGCAAAGATACATTTCCCCTCACGGTAGATGTTCACCACAGCGTCACGGCATGAGGCACAAAAAAAGTCAGGCACAAAGTTCCGCGCCAGGAGGCGTACAGTAGCCTGTTGGCACAGCAAGTGGTCAAACGTATCGTTCACCTGGCTCGTCAGTTCCACAGGGTCATCAGTAAACGACAGGTCACCCCCCTTCTCACCAATGACGGTTTCCTTTGTCCTGTCACCACCAGTCAGTATATGCACCTCAATGCGCTCCTCCTTTTGGTTGTAAAAATGTCCGTGCAGATACATGCTCCTTATATTTTGATGTTCGTTCCTTTCCTGTTTATCCTCGTCTCGTTGGCAAGCACCGCCACAAGGTCCCTGCCTTTCACCTTCAGCTCGTACACACCGCCGCCACCGCCGCCATTATTACCAATAAGCGACTTCAACTTGTTCAGCGGTGCTATCACCTCCGGGTTGTTCTTCGCTCCGGCATACTCGCCCATCAGCGCCAGGGTCGGCCCATACACAATACCACCATTCGCAAATGGCGTCACGGCAACCGAACCTACAAGCCCCTGCATCATGCCTATAAAGCCAGCAGCAATACCAGCACCAGCAAACGGAATGTAAGCATGTGCAGCCATAAATTCCGAGGCTGCAAGCTCGCGGTACGCCATCGCCTCTGCCTTTACGGCCGTCATCGTAGCTTCCGATGCCGCCACCTCCTCAGGCGCAGCCGCCGCCTTGGCAGTAGCGGCAGCCGTAGCTGCCACTCCGCTTGCAGCGGTCACAGTGTTGGAGGCACCAGTCGCGCCGGTCAAGGCCTGAATAATTGAGATGATGCCATTGATGCCCTCATATATCTGAATGGCAGCATCAACAACACCTGTAATCGTGGACCATGCGTCACGGTTGCCTTGCAGCGCATCGGTGAGCGAGGTGATACCGCTACCCACGCTCTTGACCGTGCTCCACGACTTACCTAACGTGACATCGCTTTTGCGGATGCACTTCTCGTAATCCTCGTAACTGCCGATAAGCTTCTGTATGGAGGCTCGCTGCGACTCGTCCATAGGACTTTTCGTGTCAGCCAACATATCCTTGAGTTCCTTGATGCGTTTCTTCACACCATCAAGCCCAATGGCTTTCAGTTCGAGGGTCAGCGTCTTGCCCTCCATTCTGTCGAGTTTCGCCACTTCTTCCTCCATTTCGGGAATGCGCGTGAGCTGCTTCATGGCATCGCGTTTCTTCTCCAGTTCCAGCACCGTGCGCTGTATGTCATCAATCTCCGATGCACTGGCGTTCTTCTGCTTGGTCTGGTAGTAGCTGATGGCATCATCCAGCGAGCGGATGGTGTTCAGTCGGGAGATGTCCTCCGGCTTCTTCAGTTCATCAAGAGTATCGTCCCATTTCTTCTTCAGGTCGTTAAGGGCATTTATCTGCTTCTGTATCTCGATGCGCTCTGTCTCTGTAGCGGTATTCAGCAAGTCTGTATAATACTGCAGCTCTTTTTCAAGCTGGCGGTATGTCTGTATCTTGTCTATACCGACATCAACATGCGAACTGCGTTCTAACGCTGTTTTAAGGTCATTCAAACGCTGTATCTCAGCATCGATTACTGCAAGTCCCTCGGCAGAGGCATTCTCCCTCAATCCCTGTTGATAGGCAATTTCTGCATCGATGTCCTTCAAGCTTTTCAGTTCAGTGGGACGGCTTGCTGCCTCCTGCAACTGCGTTATCGCGGCCTGCTGCTTTTGCAAGGCTGCGATTTTCTTTGCATAGAGCGCAATGGTCTTGGTGTCCGTTCCGTTGGCAGTTTCCAGTTTGTTCTGGTAGTACTGAATGTTGTTGCCAAGTTCCTTGTAACTCGTGGCATTGGCGATAAGGCGCTTGCCACTATATTTGTCTTTATCCTTGTTTTTGTCCTTGTTTTTGTCGCTGTCAGTTACAGGGGCGTTCTGTTTTTTATTCTTCTTCAAGGCGGCCTGGGCGTTTGCAGTCTTTGCCTTGGTGTTCGCTTGCGTGGCCTTAGTGTTTTTCTCAATATCTGCCGTCTGCCCTGCTGTGGTCTCGTCCTTTATGCCGAAGAACTTCTTCACCCATTCCCATGCCTTCTTTATCACGGCACTCGCCTTTTCAAATGCCGTGACAAGAAAGTCCCATACGGCTGATGCTGTTTCCTTCACCGCCGCCCATACAGCATCACAGATGTTGCGAAAGGTCTCACAGTTATTGTACGCCGCTATCAATGCACCCACAAGTGCCGTTATCGCTATCACGACAATGCCAATGGGGTTGGCACTGAGCACAAAGTTCAAGGCTACCTGTGCCACCTTCCAAATGTTGGAGGCAACAGCCACCACCTTTGCTGCAGCTGCTTGCGCAAGCGTGGCCACCTTCACAGCTTTCAGTCCTGCCACCACAGTCTTGATGCCACCGCTGAGCTGCACCATACTCATGAGGGCGATGCCGCTATTAGCTATCCATTCCACATAAGGTGCGGAGGTACTGGCTATTGAGCCTGCCCAATCCATCATGGCGTGCATCTGGTTAGCGAGCGTCTGACGTAGGCTCTCTCCCGTCGATGCCATATTATCAAAGGCTGCGTCTATCTCTCCTGCGGAGTCTGCCATTGCTCCAATGTTCTGCGAAAACTTTTCCTTTTGTTCGCCCGTCAGTGATCCAAGCAGTCGCATGGCTTCAGCACTGCCAAACAACTGTCCGTAAATGGTTTGGCTCAACTGTCCGGTCTTTGCCGAATATTCCTGTATGCTTGCGTCCAGACCGAGCAGGAAGTTCTCCAAACCACCAGCGGCCTGAATACTGGCTGCATTAAAACCGATGCCCATCTCATTGGCAGCTTTCGTAGCTTCCGCAGATGGCTTGATGAGCGAGTTGAGCACAGCAGCCAACTGAGTGGATACTTCAGCCGTGTTACCCGTCACACCCGTTGTAGTGGCGAACACTGCCATCAGTTCGTCCATGGAGACACCAAGCTGCGATGCACTACCACTCACACTGGGCAGTGCCTGCGCCAACTGCTCAAAGCTGGTCACACCGTTCTTGGCTGTCATCTGTATCTTGTCTTGAATGTTCCCTGCCTGATCCCATTCCAGACCATAGTTCTTGATGAGCGTGGAAGTAACGGTCACAGTCTCTCCCAAGTCCGCAATACCACCAACCGCACTACGGCTTGATTTGTTGAGGTACTCTATCCAGTTATCCTCGGGCACGCCATTGGATATAACCTGGTATAAGCCGTTGGCAAGTTCCTCACGCGCAAGCGGTATGTTCTTGCTCAGTTCCGTTATCTGACCAGTCAGTGCTTCAAACTCATCACCGCTCTTTCCTGCCATGGTGTTGGCACTGCGCATGGCGGTCTCAAAGCTGTCAAAAGGCTCGGCAAGTCCGCTCACCATGTCGCTGAGGTCGCGGATCGAGCGGACGGCTGTATCGAACACGAGGCTCTTGTCTGCCATCTCGCGCAATCTGTTGCCAGTGGCCACAGCGGTATTCCCCACCTCGGAGAGTATGTCGTCAAGACCGTCGGCTTCCACTGTCAGTCGTTTCAGAACACCGCCGTCATCGCTCTTGATGTTTATTCTAAATTCTACTGCTTTTGCCATTGTCTTTTCTTATTTCAGTCCGTAACGTTTCTTGGCTGCCTCAAAGCGTGCATTGAACTCGTCCTTGCTCACCTCCTCACGCTTTTCTTCCTGCTCTTCATCCCAAGGGAACGGCAGAACGTCATGCGCTTGAAGGTTGCTTTTTGCATAGGGTTGAATGGCAAAGAGTGCCAACACCCTTGTGCGTTCCCACTCGTTGCGCTCCGCATCGCGCTTGGCTTCCGCCCATCGCTCCCATGCCTTGTAAAACTCAAATGGGGTACATCGTTCAAAGTCTTCTCTGCTCATCCCGATGCACCCCAATGCCATACCCAACAGTTCCTCGACGCTTACTTCTTTTCCGCTTGGTTGGTCGTTTTTTTTTCTTCACCGCCCATATCCTCGTAGAAGGAGTTTGCTGCGTCGGGTTCCATAAGGTCTGCAAAGCTCTCGAAGTCGTAGTCAAACGTCACCTTGTCAGCATTGCACGCACTTTTCACGCAGCAGTAAACAAACAGTACCAGCTCGGAGATATTGGCTTTCTCCAGCTTGCTCACGTCCTTACCGCTCTCATTCTTGAAGCGCACCATTGCACCCATGGTCACACGGCAAGGGAACTCCTTGTCGCCAACCTTGATTTTTGTCTTTTTCATACACGATGTTGTTATTTTCCAGCCTGCTGAGTGGTAACCGTGATACCCGTACCTACTTTTTCCACTTTGCCGCAGTTCTGAAGCGTGATTGAATACTTGGCATCGTCACCAGCCTGTGCATCAAGGTCAAGAGAGGTTATCAGATACATGCCTTTATATCCGCCAGTGGCTTTACCGGTGCGCTCGTCTCCATCACGCAGATTGTACGCTGCCTCCACTGGCTCACCCTTAAGCATTGCGTCCTTCAACTGGTCATACGATGGCACCTCAGCCGTGCCATCAGTAAGCACAACACCATCGGCGGTAATCTGCTCGGAAAGACTCTTGATGTAAGACTCCTTCCACTTGCCACCAGATGCCTCTTTAGTCACACGTTCACCGGTTTCCGCTGATGTGGACACCTTACAACCGGTGGAAAAGCCGAGGGCATTGGTACCCATGGAAAGGATAAGATCAGTTCCGTCTAAAACACTTTTTGCCATAAATCTTCATTGTTAAAATTGTTATTACCGTGCAGACTATTCCGCCTGCAATAAATACACACCAGTCCACCCACCACAACCCTCGCTCTTTCGAACGTTCTTCAACCGCCGTTTGAGCACTGTCCTGAAGATGAGCGTTCTTCACGCTCAGGCGCTCGTTCTCCGCCTCATAATACGCACACAGACGCGCCAAACTGTCGCAGCCGCTCTCTATCACCAGGGTAGGAGGCTTGCCGCCCACGTTCTGCTTCACACTCGCCTTCACGTGCGCACGGCCCGAGCTCGCAGCATAGCTCGCTCCTTCAGGCAGTCGCCACAGACCGGAGTCAAGCGCTATCTCCAGCAATGCCGTGTCCGCCTTCACCGGTGCCGTCCACCACGCCTTCATCACGCTCGTCGCGGCGCTTGCGCTGTCCTTTCGCACTGCGCTTGCCGACACTTTGTTTTCCGACCTCACCGTCTGTCTCGTCGAGCTGCAGCTCGCTGCTGACAGGACAAGCAGCCCTGTGAGGACATAGCTGAATAGCCTCAATGGCACGCGACAGACGGTTGACAGCACGTCGTGTGAGGTTGTTTTCAGCCACCAGTTTCTCAGTGATCTTTGTCGTCTCTTCATATTTCTTCTGCGTTTCCACAAGCAGCGTCGATACGTCTTCGTACATCACCTTGTACGTGTCATGCACGCTCTTCGCCGTCTCGGCCTCCTTCACCTTGCGGTTCGCAACCCAAGCGATGGCGGCACCTATGCCGCCCGAGGGTATAGCCCACTGCAGGATTTGCATGATTACTGTGTCCGCCATCCTTGTTTCCTTTTTATTCGTTATTTACTCTGTTTTCACACTCTCCTTACTGCCTGATGCCGATGCTCTCCAACCATGCCTTCACGTCAAAACTCGGGCAGGCTTTAGTCACGCCTGGCAGGTCACGGTGACCCACAATCTTGATCTGTGGGAACCTTTCATGAAAGTTCCTCACGTAGTCAGTCATAGCCTTCAGCTGTGCCGCCGTGCGCGTATCCTTGGCCGTCTTGCCGTCCTTTGCCAGACCGCCGGCATACACCACATGGCGGCTCACCGAGTTATAGCCCGCAGCACCGTTCGTCACCTCCCAGGGGTCCACCTCCGCATCCTCGTTGTTCTTCACCAGGCGCTCCACAGTTCCGTCCAGATGGAACAAATCGGTGTACCCCACCTGCTTCCAGCCCCTGCCGCCCTTCTTCACCGGGTCAGTGTGCCAGTGGCGTATCTCTTTAGAGCTTACCTCACGACCTTCTGGCGTGGCTGTGCAGTGCAGCACCAGATATTTCATCCTTGCCATAGCCTAACCGATGGGGTCAGCATACTCTGCCAAACCGCGTTCCACAACGTCATGGGCACGATCCAGCTCAAATTCAAGCACCTCACCTGCCTCGTGCACCACGCTCAGGTCTTCCTTGTCGCGAAACTTTGCCACGACCTTCACACTCACTGTCTTTTTCTCTGCCATAATCTTTTTTTATTTTAGTTGTATTTATTACCTGGGCGGAGGCGGTTCCACGCACTCCGCCGTTCCCAGTTTCTATCCCTCGGGCACGTAATTGAATTTCTTGGTCTTTCTCCAGTCCATCACCACAATCTCCTCACCGAAGCCAACGTTCGTGTCGGCCTTCATCAACAGCTTGAAGAAGTACAACTCCGATGCGTTGCTCAGCTTGTCTATCTGGATCACGCTCTCGTCGTCCTGAAGGTTCACCGCAGCGAATAAGTTGCCGTCCGCATCGGGCGAGCACAGCGTCGCCATGATGAGCGAGTCTGGCCAGGCGGCCACAGTCTCGATGGCGATGCCCTTGAAGCGCTTGCTGTTCACCTCGCTCTCGTTAGAGTTCTTGTGCTCGCGCTCTGTCAGTTCCTTGTCGTACTGGTCAAAGTCGTCAACGCTCATCAGAATGCGCAGGTTCGGGTTCTCGCGCATCGCCTTGGGGATGGCGTTGCGCACAGCATACAAGCGGTCTATCATCGAGGTGGGGCCCTCAGGGTTCACCACAATTACGTCGCTTGCCTTGGCTGCTTGCGTCAATATGCCGTCCATCAGCTGGTCGTCCGTGCCGCCGCTCACATACTCGCCGTTCACAAACAGGTTGCCAAGCTCAAACTGCACCTGCTTCGACAGCGCCTCCAGAAGGGCGTTCTGGGCCTCGGGAGGAAGTTCCGCAAACACCAGGTTGCCCTTAGGCTGCCACTTTCTCCATATCTGCTCAAAAGCTCGCGGGTTAAACACCGTGAACGCCATGAAGTCGTGGGGCTCCAAGGTCTGCTCGCTGTAATTGAAGTCGCCCTGGGCATCGCTCTTCTGAGGGTCTTCCTTGCGCTTCTGCAGCATCTTGCCCGCCTTTAGGCGTGGCACGCTGATTTTCTTTTCCACACCGGGAATCACCATGATGAGTCCCTTGTCCACAAGCTCGTTGCCCGTGGTCGCAACGGTCAGGATGCGCTCCAGCACCTCGCCGTTGTAGTTCGTGTTCTTTACTACTATTGCCATTTGTTTTCCTTTTTATGGTTCTTCTGTCTCTCGTCCTTTACTGGAACTGGCGCTTCATGCGCGCTTCCCTGATCTGCTTCTGGCGCTGCTCCCATGGTCCGTCGCTCACGCCGGGCTGCACATGCAGGTCGTTCATCACCTTGCGCTTCGGGGTCAGGGCCGCAAGCACCTTCTTGCCCTCGTCCATGTTTCCCTTCAGAATCTTCTCGAAGGTCGGGCGGCTTTCAGCGTTGATGCGGCCGTCCTGCTCAGCTGCGTCCAACAGTTCCTTGCGCTCAGCCTCTGCGTCTGCCTCGGCTTCGTCCTCAAAGCCCTTCAGCTTCGTCTTCAGCTCTTTGTTCTCGTCCTCCAACGTCTGTGCCTTGCCGGCAAGGGTCGCATAGTGCTGAGCCCTCGCCACCACTTCTTCATCACTCTTGCAGTCCTTAAACTGCGCCTGTTTCTTCAGTTTTTCTAATGTCATATCGTTCGCTTTTTGTGGCTCGTTCCTGAGCCGGTTGTTGAATGTCGTATATATCTCCTCTGGGGTGCTGTCCTCAGCCACGGGGTCCGCATCATAAATGCCGTCTATCAGCCCCATCTGCAGGGCCTCCTGCGCCGTCAGCCAGTGGTCTGTACCGTCAAAGTATTGGGCTTTCACTTCTTCTTTGCTCATGCCCATGCGTTGGGCGTACATCTCGCCCAGACTGTCCTCCAGGCTCTCTATCTCCGCGATGCACTTCGCCATCTCTTGCTTGTTGCCGTAGCAGCCGCCGCTCACGCTGTGAAGCATCAGACGCGCATACCGGCTCATCTCCACTGGCTTGCCGCACAGCGCTATCACGCTCGCCATGCTCGCCGCCACACCGTCCACGTAAAGACGTATGTCGGCATCGCTCTGGCGGATGGCGTTGTAGATGGCTATACCGCTGAACACGTCGCCGCCGTTCGAGTTGATGCGGATGTCTATACGCTCGCTCTCCTCGGCGCAGGCTGCCAGCTCGGCGGCTATCTGCCCGCTCGCCACCTCGTAGCCGATGTCGCCATACATGTAGATGGTGCTCACGCTCGCCGCTTTCTTGATATTGAAATATTTGCTCATTGTCTCCTTCTTTGTCGGGCAGTTTGCCCATGTTGCGGTTGCAAAGTTAATGGCTTTCCAACCTCATTCCATACCCCCTGTTTTATCATGAAACGTTATGCCGGCATCATAACGCCGCAACTTGTCATCATGCTTTTCACTCGCTCGGATTCACTCCTTTTCACGGTAATTTTGCACTGCATTTATTCACATTATAAACAGATTTTTCAATGGCTGATTTAACCAATACACAGAAAAAAGAGTGGGCTCGCACGCTTTATCTCCGAGAAAACCTCACACAGCAGGAGATTGCCGACCGTGTGGGAGTGTCACGCGTCACAGTCTCAAACTGGTGCCGCGGCGGCAAATGGGAGGAACAGAAGGTCGGACTCACGCTCACACGACGTGAACAGGTACAAAGCCTCTATCGTCAAGTAGCCGAAGTCAACAACGCAATACAGCTCAAACCAGAGGGGCAACGATACCCTGATGCTAAGCAGGCTGACACTATCGTGAAGCTCACATCAGCAATACGAAACATGGAGCAAGAGGTGGGCATCGCCGACCGCATCGCTGTGCTCACTGATGTCATCGAGTGGATGCGACCATCCGACCTCGACAAGGCAAAGGAGCTAACCTCGCTTTTCGACGCTTACATCAAGGACAAACTCTAACAGCGTATGAAACAGACTGACCGTATAGCACTACAAAACTGGGAAAAGTTCAAGGACAACATCGCGCGCGCAACGCCCGTCGATCGCTCCATGTCACAGGCCGAAATACAGAAGCACCGTGCATGGCTTGAAGCACGCCCGCTCGAATGGATAAAATTCTTTTTCCCGAACTTCGCACAGTATGAGTTCGCACCTTTTCAGAAAAGGGCCATACGACGCATTCTCTCCAATCCCGAGTGGTTCGAGGTAATCTCATGGAGCCGAGAGCTCGCCAAGTCCACTTGTGCCATGTTCTGCATCATGTACCTCACACTCACCGGGCTTAAACGAAATGTCATACTCACATCCAATTCCTTCGACAATGCCGTCCGCCTGCTCGACCCGTTCAGGGCCAACCTCGAGGCCAACGGGCGCATCATCGCCTACTACGGAAAGCAGCAGTCGCTCGGATCATGGACGGAGGACGAGTTCATCACCAAGCAGGGTGTGGCATTCCGGGCACTCGGTGCAGGACAGTCACCACGTGGCTCCAGAAAGGATGCCGTCCGCCCGGATGTATTGATTGTCGATGACTTCGACACAGACCAGGACACGCTCAATCCCGACATCATACAGAAACGATGGGACTGGTGGGAGAAGGCGCTTTACCCAACGCGCTCTGTCTCTGAGCCTACACTGGTGCTCTTCTGCGGCAACATCATCGCCAAGGACTGCTGTGTCGTACGCGCAGGAGCAATGGCCGACCATTGGGACATTGTTAATATCCGCGACAAGGACGGACACTCCACATGGCCCGAGAAAAACTCCGAGGAGCACATCGACCGTGTTCTCGCCAAGATTTCCAAGAAGTCAGCGCAGGGCGAGTACTTCAACAACCCCATCTCAGAGGGCGAGATATTCTCCGAGATGGCTTTCGGAAAGGTGCCGCCGCTCTCCAAGTTCAAGTTCCTCGTGGCTTACGGCGACCCCGCTCCGGGCGAAGGCAAGGGCAAAAAAGGCAAGTCGTTCAAGACGGTCTCACTCCTCGGCAAGCTCTCCGGCAAGCTGTACGTCATAAAGACGTTTTTGGCTCAGGCGCTCAATGCCGAGTTCATCGACTGGTATGTGCAGCTGCTCGCATTTGTCGGAGGTCGTGCTCCAGTCTATTGCTACATGGAGAACAACAAACTCCAGGACCCGTTCTTTCAGCAGGTATTTAAGCCGCTCGTCGCCAAGGTGCGACGCGAGCAGGGCGTACAGCTCTACATCAGGGGCGACGAGGAGAAGAAAACCGACAAGGCAACACGCATCGAGGCCAATCTGGAGCCCATGAACCGTGCAGGTAATCTCATACTCAACGAGGCGGAACGCGACAATCCCCACATGAAGGAACTCCTCGACCAGTTCACGCTCTTCACCCTCTCCCTACGCTATCCGGCCGACGGTCCTGATGCCGTAGAGGGCGGCAATCGCATCATCGACGAGATTCAGCACAGGGCCGAACCACCGGTCACACGCTCGCGTGCCGACATACGCACACGCAACAAACGAAGATTATAAATTCTAAACAATGTATATATGAGCCAATTCGTACAACTTTCCGACTACGATGCCTCCATTCACCGAGAGATTCTCGATGCGCTCACCAGAGCCGACGAATCGGTCATCGAGATTTGTGAGGATCGCGCCATCGCCGAAATGAGGTGCTATCTCTCCAAACGATACGACTGCGACCGTATTTTCGCGGCCACTGGGTCCGACCGACTCCAGCTCGTACTCATGATGGTCATAGACATCGCCGTATACCACATCTTCTGTATTCACAACCCGCAGAAGCTTTCGCAGCTGCGCAAGGACCGCTACGACCGGGCAGTCGAGTGGATGAAGGCGGTCGCTGCAGAGGACATCTCCATCGAGGGGGCACCGCTACTGCCCGAGGAGGTGCGTGCAGCACATGCGCCATTCCGCTTGAAAAGCAACACCAAACGGGTCAATCACTGGTAACTGACAATTAAAAATTTTGATTATGACAAAACGAAAATATAGCAAAGCCCCAAAGGGCAAAATCACCATTGGCGGAAACATTCCCCAGCAGGGACAGCAGCGCCCCAATGTCATTGTGCTCACGCAGCCAAAGCGCTTCGGCATCGACATCGCCGACTTCACTTCGGCTGTCCGGGCGGCAGAGGATGTCGATTTCTCGCGACGATACAAACTCTACGACCTTTACTCTGACATACTCATGGACACACACCTCTCCTGCGTCATCGAGAAGCGACGCAATGCAGTACTCTGTGCCGACATCGAGTTCTGGAGAGACGGCAAGCCCGACGAGGCGGTCAACGAGCAGATTAAGTCACCATGGTTCTCACGACTCGTCACCGACATTATAGATGCCAAGATGTGGGGCTTTTCCCTCTGCCAGTTCTATCGCCAGGGGGAGTGGGTCGATTACGACCTCATCCCAAGAAAGCACGCCGACCCTGTGCGCCGACTCATACTGCGACACCAGACCGACATCACCGGCACCTCATGGGACGAATACCCCGACCTGCTTTTCATCGGATCGCCTTCTGACCTCGGACTCCTCGCCAAGGCTGCACCATGGGTCATATACAAGCGCAACACCACTGGCGACTGGTCACAGTTCTCCGAGGTCTTTGGCATGCCCATTCAGGAGTACACTTACGAGACCGATGACGAAGACTCACGACAGCGAGCCATCGACGATGCATACAATGCCGGCTCGCTCGCAGTTTTCGTGCATGGCAAGGACACCACGCTAAACCTTGTTGAGGCGGGCAACAAAACGGGGTCGGCTGATGTCTACGAGAGATTCTGTGAGCGCTGCAACAACGAGATTTCAAAGCTCATACTCGGAAACACGCTCACCACCGAGTCCTCAGAAAACGGAACGCAAGCGCTCGGCACGGTACACAAGAAGGTGGAGGACCGAGTGGCGCAGGCCGACAGACGATACATCCTCGATGTGCTCAATTACGACATGACGGACATATTCCAGCGTATGGGCATCAACACCTTTGGCGGAGAGTTCTGTTTCCCCGAGCAGAAGGACATCGACCCTTCCACAAAGATGAGCATACTCACGCAGCTGCGCACCAACTTCCAGCTGCCTGTCTCCGACGACTATCTCTACGAGGAGTTCGGTGTCGAAAAACCTGCCGACTACGACAAGCTGAAAGCCGAACAACAACAAAAAAAGGAGGCACTTGCCTCCATTGCCAATCAGCAGCTCCCTGCCGATGATGATGACGAACCAGAAAACAGCGACGACAAAAAGAACTCCGAACCGTCGCCCAAACAAAAAAAGTCTTTCAAAAACTGGCTGCGCTCTTTTTTCGCAAAAGCCCCGCAACCGGGCGGGGCGGATTTAGAGTGGTAGTCAACAATCTCTACCAGGCGAAGACTGACGATATGGCTGCGTCCATGGAGTTCTCCGACGATTTCATCGCGCAGGTTCTCCACGACATCTACCGTCGGGGCAAGGCGCAGTCTCCCACCGACCTTTCGCCCGAACTGTTCCGTGCCATCCTGCGCAGATTCAATGAGGCTACAGCCCAGAGCATGGCCGCAGCCGATGTGCCCGACCTGGATGACGACTTCCGTCAGGCGCTACGCCATTCCAACGAGGTCTTCTCTGCCTTCAAGGTCCACCGTATGCAATCTGATATGGCAAGACTTCTCACCGATTCAAACGGCGATTTAAAACCGTTCAATCAGTGGGCAAACGATGTTCTGCCCATCGCCTCGCATCAGTGTGGGGCATGGCTGCGCACCGAATACGACACGGCTGTTCTCCGTGCCCACCAGGCGGCCGACTGGCAGCAGTTCGTCCGCGAGGCGGATGTGCTCCCCAATCTCAAATGGATGCCATCCACATCGCCCAATCCGGGCGCCGACCATCAGCTCTTTTGGAACACGGTACGACCCATCAACGACCCGTTCTGGAACGAACACCGGCCGGGCGATCGATGGAACTGCAAATGCTCGCTTACATCCACCGACGAACCATGTACAGCCACGCTACTAAACGACGCGCTGAGCAATCCGCAACCAGGACTCGATTCCAATCCAGGAACTGACGGGGCTGTGTTCGCACAGTCGCATCCGTATTTCCCCAAGTCATGCAGCTCTTGCAGCTTCTATAAACCGGGCTTCAGGGACAAGCTGAGCCATTTGTTCAACAACAAGGCTAAAGACTGCTACAACTGCCCGTACATCAACAACTGTTTAGACTCGTTATGCAAATCAGATAAGCCAGATAAGGAGAAATTAAAAGCTAATAGGGTTGAATACAAACGCTTGCTTCACGACCCAGAATACAAAGATGTTGTTTTCGACAAACGTACTGGTGGACTCAAAGCCGCACATATTGGTCATATAACTCATGAGGGCGAACACGCACAAAGGTTCTTTGGCGGACTTACTTCTTCCGACCTGGAAAATGAATGTCAAAATCAACTGTTCTCAATGGGACACAAAGCTATCTTCTGTAATGAGACAAAAAAGAAAAATGGACAGCAATTAGCGGCTCTCGATATGGTTATGGATGACAAATATATGGACATACGCTCGGTTACTGGACGTGGATGGTACTCAAATATATTTGTTAAAAAGAATGATCAGTTACGCCGATACAACAGCAGAAGCGACGTCGAGGAGAAAGCGGATGCTCTTTGTCTGTATTTCCATGATCCAAACCTGTTTGATGAGACAAAAATGAAAAAATCCATCAACTATTTCAAGTTCTATCGGAATTTTGACGGGAATCTGCTTGATAAGGATTTGAAGCATATCTATTGTGTCATAAAGGGTAGAAACGAGTTGCTTCACTATGAAATATGAAAAAAGCCGGGTCTCTCAAGGAACACCCCGGCGCCGGATGCGTGCCGAAACACACATAACTTATTTCTAAGTCACCGCAAAGATAACAATAATAATTTAATAAACAAGCGTTATGAACAAATTTTTCTCTTTTTTCGCAGCGTCTAACCGATACAAGCATCTCATCGGTGGCTTCATCGTCGCCACACTTGCCGGTTCTTTCTATGCTGCCGTATATGCAGCCATAGTCGCCGCATCGTGCCTCGAACTCAAAGACCATCCCTACGGCAACTCTCGGGACTGGACAGACTGGCTCTGCACCCTCCTCAGCGGTATCATTGCCGCCCTCATGTTTTACGTTTTATTCTAAAGTACATGAACGACAAGGACTTTATACGGCAACTCGAAGCACATCAGCAAGAGCTGAATCGGCTTATACATCGCCGCCTCCCCGTTCTCATCGGGCGTATGGCTAAGGACCATTTCCAAAACAACTTCCGGCTGCAGGGCTTCCTCAACAATGGGCTCACGCGGTGGCCTGAAACGCGACGACAGCAGTCGGGTGGTAAAAGTGCCGCTTCGCAATACGGACCGCTGCTTTCCGGCCGCAACCATCTTTTTGCGTCTATCAAATACTCACCAGCAGATGCCAGCGTCATCATCGCCAACGACCTCCTCTATGCGCCGCTTCACAACTGGGGAGGCTCCACGCATCCTGCCGTCACCGACAAGATGCGACGCTTCGCGTGGGCGATGTTCTACAAGGAGGCGGGCGTCAAACGGGCCAAATCGGGCAAAACAAAGAAAAAGAAAATGGCGGCTGCTGCCGAAAATCCGAGAGCAAGCCGATGGAAGGCGCTTGCACTCACCAAAAAGACAAAACTCAATATCCGCATACCGCAGCGACAGTTCATCGGCGACAGCCGTGAACTATCGGATAAGGTGCAACAGAAAATTACAACCGAAATTCATAACATCTTAAACGCGTAAATCACTATGGACGAACTTTTTTCACTTTTCATTCAGCGCATCTCTGAACGGATGCCTGAACTCACTCTCGTCGATGAGGACTACGGACAACTCGAAGCTGGACTCGAAGAGGAAACTTATCCCGTCACGTTCCCTTGTGTCCTCATCGGCAATCTCGAAGCCGATTGGGAAAATCTTACAGGGGGTGGGCAGCGGGGCACGGTATTTTTCTCCGTCCGTCTTGCGGTCGATTGCTACGACGATACGCACTACGGATCGGGCACGGAGTCAAAGGTCGCCGAGCGTTTGCTAATGGCAAACCGTGTCTATGCTGCTCTCCAGGGCTTCCGGCCGAACAATTCTATGACGGCGCTCGTGCGCACCAAGTCGCGTTTCTATTCGCTCCCAGCTGGCGTCAAGGCCTATGAGTACACGTTCTCGTTCCGTATCCACGACGAATCGGCGCGGGAGCTACAGCGTCGGGAATAGCTCCAGCTGGCTCGCGCTCAGACGAGGAACCTTCACCTTCGGCAACGGCCTCACGTTTACAGTTCCACCCTCCCTGCACTTGCGTCTGATGATGCTCATGATGCGCTCTTCCGAAATAAAGAACTCACGTTCTGAAAGAAGCTTCAGGGCATCATCAAAACGTAGGCGCTGTACCTCCGTCCAGTAATAGTAACGGCGGTACAGAGCCTCGTCCCTCAGCTTTATCAGCTCTTTATTCCTTCCTTTTTTCATAGTCTGCAAAACTAAACTTTTTCCCTTAAACCGCAAGCAAAAAGCCACCTAAATCGCTCATATTTAGGTGGCTTTATTCATCTTGCGCCCTCCAAAGGCTCAGAAAGGCTCAAAAAGGCCCAGCACATCATCATAATCGGCAGAAGCTCGGCTCTATGCGGCTCCACACACCGTTCTCCGGATTGCGCTTAGAGAAGTAGTAGTTCGTAGCCGTGGCCTGCACCACATTGGCTTCCTTGAACAGACGCATGATTTCTGCATACTCCTCGTCAAAGCGGTCCTCCAGCTCATAAAGCTTCGAGATGCTCTTGTAGTCCAGGTCGCCCGTCTTGTTGCGTTCAAGAAGCGTCATCGCCATCTGGTACATCGGGTCCTCCACACCTTTCTCGCTCGCCTCCATGTAGCGTTTCAGGTAGTCCACAAGGCGCTCGGCCGCAAGGTCTGCACGCTCGTCAAAGCCCTTCACCTTGTTAAACTTCACCTCAAGCTTGAAGTCCCCGTCAGTGATCGTGTAGCTCTGCTGGCTCTCGTTCTTCACAGCGCCATACTCGCGCATGAGTTTCGTGAAAGCTGTCACCTCGTCGTCAAGCCATTTCTTGAAGCCCGAAACCTCACTTTCCAAGTTCTCCACTCTGCCCAGCACGTCATGCATAAACTGCCCACGCAGCGCCTCGTAGCTCTCGCGCTTCGCCATGCGGTCGTTCTTCACCTCGGTCTGCAGCCGTGCTAACAGCTCGGCACGCTGCTCCTTCGTCATACCCTTCAAGGGGTCCACTGTCTCGTTCTTTGTTTCCATTGTCCTACTGTTTTTAATTGTTTTTTATTTTTCCTCTCGGCTTTCAACATAATCTTTTATCATGTCAAAATCACACTCATCAAGCAAGTCAAAGATGTAAGGTTTTGCACGCTCTACTATTGCATGCATACTCGCATACTCAATATTACTCGAAATAAACTCGCATTTCTCTGTTCTGCCAAGCCAGCCGAACATCTGTTCCATTTTTTCTTTTGTGGTCATAATTGTTTTTTTAGTTATCTTTCTTACGATTCATTGCACGCAACTTAGTGTTGAGGATGCTCAGCTCTTCTGTGTCCAGGAAGCGGAAAGCCTTGCCCGCTATCCGTTTATCCTCGCAGAAGCGGTCCACGGCTTTCCAGTCTGCCGTGTTCACACCCCACAGCTGCATCTGGTGCAGCACGCCGCTACGCGCCTTGCGCTTCGCCTTCAGCAGAACGGCACGCCGTTCGTCATAGCCTGCCACACGCTCCATTTCCTTGCACATAAGCTCATACTCCTTGTCGGTCATCTGGCGCAAGTGCTCTGTTCTCTCGTTGGTAAACTGCCTCACAAGGGTCTCCTTGTCCGCACCTGGCAGAAGCTTAAGCAGCTTGTAGAACTTCCCGTAGTTATCTATGTGGTTCATGCTCTGCCTCCTTCTCTTTCCATTTCAGCCACGCCTCTCTCGCCACGGCAAGTGCCGTAGGAACCTCCCATGTCAAGCCGTCAGCAGGAAGCAACGGCACATTGTTAAAACAAATGTACACCTCACCGCTGAACTCGCGTGCCTGAACTATCGTTTCGCTCTCTCTAACCAAAGCTGCTGCTTTCTTCTCAGCCTTTTTCTCGTTGCGGGCCTTGCGCTCTGCGTTCAGCCATGCTTTCAACTCATCTAAAACTTTCATTGTGTCAATATTTATGGGTTCTTTGTTTGTCATTTTCTCGTTTGTTGGGTTTCCACTTGATGGTCACTTCGGCGTCCATCTTGCCGCTGCCCTCACACACAGGGCAGATTTTCCATTCGCTGTCGTTCGGGCTGCTCTGGTCACCAGCAAAGCCTCCGTTGCCATGACAGTATTCGCAAGTATATCCTCGGCTCTCAATCCGTTCTTCCTTGCTGCCATACACTGGTGGCGTCAGCCATATCATTCGATGCTTACTGCTCATCGTTCACCACCTCCTCTCCTAAATATTCCACCATAAGGGCGGTGTGTCCTTCTTCCTGCAGACGGCGGCTCACCTCTTCCAAAATCATGTACTGGTCGTCACCGCCATAGCACTTCACGGCTTCCTTTGCCGCCTTCACTATTTGCTCTATCGTATCGTCCATCATGCTCATCGTTTTTCGTTGCTTGGTCGCTTATACGTTACTCTCTCATAAGTGTGCCACTGGATAATCCGTGCCGCAAACATCAAGTCGGTAGTTTCCAGCACCACACACCCTTTGTTCTTCTGGCTGCGGTGTGCCGTCAGGTCACATTGCCAGTTACCCTCCAGCCATTCGTCCATCACGCTCTCCGCCTGGCTCTTCTTCAGCAGGATGTATATCGTGTCACCCTGTCGGTAGTCGTTCATGTCCTTACTCATTGTTTTATATCTTTACTCCAGTATTCCTCGGCTCTTTCTGCCCATATCGTATAATATCCCTTGTCCCCGAAATATCGCCCCTTCGATATGGCTCTATATCCCTCCACCCATATCTTCAGCGAGGCATCAAACATCACGCTCACCGCTGTACGCCCCTTCGGGCGTGTGCCTTCGGCTTGGCTGATGATGACGAGCAGCTTGTTCGAATGACGGGACTTGAAGGCCAGATAGTCCTCAAAGCTCATGCCCGTATACTGGTAGGAGTCTATCACCACCGTGTCGGGGCTTTTCCTTTTAGACAGCCGCTTGTCAAGGTCCTCCATGCTCTCGGCATCCAGCAGCACCATTCGGCGTGCCACGTCCTGCATTCCAGCTCGTATAAAGGCGTTCTTCATCGTCAGGCTCGAACCTTCCTCCAGACTGTCATAAGCCACTCGCCCGAATCGGCATAGTTCTTTGCACAGCTTCAGCACGAAACTCGTCTTGCCGCTTCCGCTTCGACCCCACACGAACCACACACCGTTCCGCTCAGGCTCGCCAAACGCCTCGCGCCACTCGTCGCTCAGTTTGTAGGTCTGCTTCTTCATCGCAAGCAGCTCGCTCACGCTTATCGCTCTTTTCATATCGTTTGAATGTTATTTGAACACCGTTCAATGCTTCTGCCAGCGAGAGCAATGGGAACTTGTTCACCATTACCGAGCGCAGCGAAGCATCAAGTTTACTTAAGCGTCCATCTGCTTCACTCTGTGTACACCTTTCTTCACCCTCCTCAGGTCGAAGTCATACTGCTCAGCGTCCTTCACCACCTCAGCTATCTTCTTGCGGTCGGTCAGTCCGTTCGCCACGCAGATCGCATAAACGTCGTTCGGACTTGTCTGCTCCAGCTCGAAGAACTTGCGTCCTATCCTGGAGTGTATCTCGTTATAGCCTTTCTTGTCATAACGCAGTCCCATCTTCATCCTGCGCTTGATATAAGAGGTCGAGAAAAACACGATGCCGCATTTGTCCTCAAGCCTGTTATACAGGTCTATGAAGTAGTGGAACACCCTTTCCGTCAGCTTGTCAGCTTCATCGAACAGCAGCACCGGGCTCTCCGTCTGTATCAGCGCGCCGATGATTGCGTCAAGCATGTCTCTTATCGTCATGCCGTCAGTCCTCAAGCCTATCTTCTTCGCAATGTCGCGGATAAAGTCGCTGCGCTTCATGTCTTCCGAGCACAGAACGTAGTAGGCACCGCTGTGCTCACGCTCGTAAAGCCGCGCTGCCGTGGTCTTGCCGCATCCGGCTTCACCCACCACCCAGGTCACGTTCTTCCATTCCTGGGCGTCAGTCATCGCATAGGCCATCTCCTTTGCTGCCGTGGTCTCCACCATCTGCCAGGCACCAGGGGTGGCGGTTCCCACCTGCGAGGCTATCTTTCGCCACATGTCGTCGCTGATGTTCTCCCACTTGCCGCTCAGCACCGAGCTTACCGTGCCCGCACTCGTACCGTCCAGACTGGCTGCTGCCTTGTTTTGGCTCGGATATTTCATCACATAGAGGCGCAGTGCCTCGCGTATCTGTTCTTTCTGTTTCTCGTTCATATCGTTTGGTCTTTATTTTCGTTCTTATAGTTTCGATGCTATCTTCTTCTCCATCGGAAGCGGTATTCTCGGCGTGTCGCCATCATCACCGCCCTCCATCACGTCCAGCCAGTCGTCAAGGCTCAGCGATTTCGTGTGCCTTCCCAGCTGGTACTGCTCAGGAGGCTGTGAGTAACGCTCCATGCGGTGGTCTATCTGCCGCTGCACGGCTGCCGTCGTGCCCTTCAGCTTCGGCGAGTGCAGACCCTGCTGCTCTGCGTCCGTGCCATGCTCGGCGGCTATCGTCCGGCCGGCCACCGTCCGCTCTATGCGGTCCTGAAGGTTGGCTTCCTGCTCCTGGCGGATAAACTTCGCATCGTCCGTCCCCTGCTGGTCTTGCAGCGCTCGGTGTATCAGTATGTAGGGTTCTGCCGTCCGCTCAAAGCGCAGCGAGCCGTCTGTGCCTTTTGTATAGAGTCTGATGCTTGCAAAGTCGTAAGGGTCGTAAGCCACGATGAAACGCTCGTAGGTGTGTTTCCTTCGCCACTCGTGGTCGGGTACGCCGGGCGAAGAGCATACTTCGTACTGCCGCTTCTCGCCTTTGATCGTCACCTGCAGTCCCTGGTCCGTGAACGTCGCCATGCGTTTCGTAAACACCCAGAACATGTCCACCATGTCGTGCAGCGTCACTTCCTGGGTCTCCTCGTTCACGCTCTTCTCGTACATGTCTATCCTACGCTCGCCGGTGGCAGGGTGCACACCCTCGTTCCATTCCTTACGGGCTGCGGCATAGGCATCTTTCAGCTCCTCCAGAGTGTACAGACTGTCCTTGTTGGCTTCGATAAACTCCACGTTCGGGCGGCTCGACGCCTTCTTCGCCGTCACGTTCTGACCCGTAAAGCGCCAGTCCTTGTGCAGCACCTGAGCCTGAAACCGTCCGAACACGCTCTCTATCGTCTTCGACTCGCCGTTGTAGGGCTGTGTCGGTCTGTGTACGCGGCAAATCTTCCCGATAAAGCCGTCCGAGTCCAGCTTCTTGTGGCCGCCCTGGTTGTCATATACAATCTCATAAGGCTTGTGGCCGCTCTTCTGGATTGCCATGCGGTAGGCGTGATATTGGGCCTCATAGTCCTCTGTGTCGCTGATGCAGTAGCCCAGAAGCACCTCGCTCATCGCGTCGATTACCTCATACACCTGGGTCGTCCGCACCTTGCCCTGCTCGTCCCTATAGTAAAGGTTCAGCTTCGTGCCGTCACCATACCACAGTGTGTCCCTGCGTGTCGGAAGTGCAGTCTTGTGCTTTCTGCCGTAACGCTGACGCGCAGCCTGCTCGCCATATACGGCGTCATACCATAAAGGCTCCACCGCAGGGCTGTTCAGCCATTTCTTCATGCCGCTCAGGCTTCTTATCGGCTTCCAGCCTCTTTCCTCGGCTATCTCGTTTGCCTTCTCAAACAGCTGCGCGTCGGTATACACCGGCACCTTGCTACGCTTCAGAGCCACAATCAGTTTCAGAAAGTCACCGGTTATCTTCAGTGCCGAAGAGTTGCCCAGCTTGCCGCTCACCACGCTCTGGTAGCCATCGGCCTTCCAAGCCTTCAGTCGCGTCTTCAGTCGCGCCAATGTGCCCGGGAGCGTGTGTCCGTAGCTCTCGCGCATACGTTCCGAACTGTCAAGTATCAAGTCCCACGCACCCGACATCGGAGCATTCAGACTGCTGCGGATGGCCTGGCGTCTTGCCGCCATCTTCTCCAGCTCGCCAAGCACCGAGGCGTTGATGGTATATTCCTCTATCATCTTCTCCGTCAGGTGCCGCTCCTGCCCGTCCTTGTCCATATAGGTGTAGGCTTCGTAAAACTCACGCGCCTTCGCATCTATCTTTATGCTCGCCTTCGTCATAGCCTCTCGCATCTTTTCTTCTGGGTCGCCGTATGTCGCCACAAACCGCCGTCTGTACTTCTCCGGAATACTGCTCCACACATACAGTGCCTGAGTCCCCTCGCCGCCGCCACGACGTGCACACGCTATGTTGCAGCGTTGCACGTTGCATTTCAGCGTGTTCGCCTTCATCACGGGGTCTCTGCCGCCCGTCAGCTCGGCAAACGTCACGCACAATATCTTGTTGTAGTACTCCATTTCCTTTTATCTTTGTTTTCCTTCTTGCGGTTCTCTCCTTACATAGTGGCGCAGCACATGGCTTCTACCTTCTCCTGCACGGTCTTGATGTCTGTCAGCAGGGCGTGCTCGATGCGTTCCACCACGTCGCCTTTCTCGTCCTTCAACTCCAGTACGCCCGTGTTCTTGTCGCCTTCCCACATCCAGCCGTTCTCGAAGTGCTGGCGCATCATGTTGTCTGCGTCATGCACCACCTCGCTCGCAGGAGCCGTAACAAGCTCAAAACCGCCACGCTGAATGGCAAGGCAGCGTATCTTCTTTGCCAGGTCGCTCTGCCCCTTCACCGGGTGAAAGTTCAATGCGTAGCTCACCATCTCCTTCGTCACGCCGAAGGCCTTTGCCAAAAACTCCCGCTGGGAGCGGGTTACTGTTATCACTCTTTTCATTGTCCTCTGTTTTTAGTTCGTTATTACTTTTGTTCGTGGAGTGTAGGGGAGTCGAACCCCACATGGCTATCCAGCGCATGGCAAACCTGCCACTCCCGCGGTCTTTCCC